ATCAACTTCACTATCACAACTTAGAGGTTCGGCTAGTATAGGTCAGCTAAGTGACATGGTTATTGGGCTTGAGAGAGACGCACAGAACGATGACCCTGATGTTAGGAACACCACTAGGATAAGAGTATTAAAGAATAGATTCTCTGGTATTACTGGTCCTTGTTGTGATTTAAAATATGATATAGATACTGGTAGACTTAATGAGGTAAAGTCTGATGACTTTTAATAAAGTTGTATTTGATATAGAAACAACCATGACTGCTGATAAGATATGGTGTATTGTTTGTAAGCATGGCGATACTTATTATCAGTTTAAAGAAGATAGATTGCATAGGTTTGCTGAACTAATAAAACAAACTGAAGAAGTAATAGGTCATAATATAATTGGATTTGATATACCAGTAGTCAATACAATTTTTGGTTATGATGTATTTGCTAATTGCAAAGTAACTGACACTTTAGTTTTATCTAGATTATTAAATCCTATGATAGAAGGTGGACACTCATTAAGAAACTGGGGTACTAAGTTAGGTCAAAACAAAATACACTTTGAACAGTTTGATTATTTCTCTGAAGATATGTTAACCTATTGTAGAAATGATGTTGAACTAACTGAAAGACTTTATAAATTTTTAATTAAGAAGACAACAGACTTTGGTCAATCAGTTGAACTTGAACATAAGGTTGCACAAATAATTCAGAAACAACATGAACGAGGATTTAAAATTAATGTTGTTGAAGCATATGAATTACAATCTAAGTTTCAAGAAGATATGAATGACTTAACTACTAAGGTAAGACAAACTTTTCCTCCAATGAAAATAGAAGAAGAGTTTATACCTAAGTCTAATAACAAAGCAAGAGGTTATGTGAAGGGTGTTCCCTTTACTAAAGTTAAATACAAAGAATTTAATTTAGGTTCAAGACAACAGATTGCTGAACGACTAATGTTACTTGGGTGGAAACCTAAGAAGAAAACAGATAAGGGTCATGTGATTGTTGATGAGAAAGTATTATCTGAAATACATAATATACCTGAAGCTAAATTAATAAACAGATTCTTAATGCTACAAAAAAGAATTGCTCAAGTTAATTCTTGGATTGAAGGCATTAAGGAAGATGGTAGAGTACATGGTAAAGTAATAACCAATGGTACAATTACAGGGAGGATGAGCCACCAGTCGCCCAACATGGCTCAGATTCCTGCTGTGTACTCTCCTTATGGTAAAGAATGTAGGGCATTATGGACAGTAAACAAAGGTTATAAATTAGTAGGTGTTGATGCTTCTGGACTTGAGTTAAGAATGTTAGCACACTACATGAATGATGAAAGGTACACACATGAAGTCGTTAATGGAGATATACACAGAGCAAATCAAGCTGCTGCTGGTTTGGAATCAAGAGATAAGGCGAAGACTTTTATCTACGCATTTATCTATGGAGCAGGTTCAAAAAAAATCGGAAGTATCATTGGAGGTTCGGAAAGAGATGGCGAAAGAGCTAAAGAAAAATTTCTTAGAGCAACACCAAGTCTTAGAAGCTTACGAGAAAAAGTGGAACGAGTGGCTCAACGAAGATGGGTCAGAGGACTCGACCAAAGAAAAATAATAATAAGACATCCTCACGCAGCATTGAATACTTTATTACAAGGAGCAGGTGCTATTGTTATGAAGTATGCGTTGACATTGCTAGAGGAATATGTTATAAGAAAACAAATCAAAGCATTTCCAGTTGTAAATGTACATGATGAATTTCAATACGAGGTTGAAGAGAGTAGAGCCGAAGAGTTTGGAAGGTTAGCAGTACAATCAATTATAGATGCAGGTAAACAATTAAATGTAAGGTGTCCACTAAATGGCGAATATAAAATCGGAAACAACTGGTCAGAAACACATTAGTACGATAGCAACAGACATCAAGCAATTGATTTCTGATATATCTACTGGTAAACCTGCCAACATGACAGAGGAAAACTTAAATGTTTTTCTTAATAATATTAAAGAAGCTATTCTAGCTTGGAATACTTCTCAAGTAAAAGCAGAAAAGTATGAAGGCAAACTTAGAATGTCTTCTATTGGTAAACCTACAAGACAATTATGGTATGATAAACATAGTCCTAAAGATAGAAAAGATGAAGACACAGGATTAAATTTAAAATTTTTGTATGGTCATATCATTGAACACTTAGTACTATACTTAGCTGAACTTGCAGGACATAAGATAAAAGACCAACAAAGAAAAGTTGAAGTGTCAGGAGTGTCAGGACATATAGATAGTATTATTGATGGTGAAGTATGTGATGTTAAGTCAGCTTCACCTTTTAGTTTTAAAAAGTTTCAGTCAGGTGAGATAGTAGGTGATGACCCATTTGGTTATCATGCACAGTTAGCAGCATATGAAGAAGGTTGCGATACAAAAGCAGGTGGCTTTCTTGTTGTTGATAAATCTTCTGGTGATATTTGTTTTTACAAACCAGATGATATGGCTAAACCTAATGTTAAGTCTTTGATTAAAAACCTAAGAGAATCTTTAGAGAAAGATACACCACCAGAAAAATGTTATGAGTTTAAGACAGAGAAGAATGGTAACAAAACTTTAGCTACTGGTTGTATGTTTTGTCCTCACAAATGGGAGTGTCATTCTGATGCTAATGGTGGTAAAGGTTTAAGAGTATTTAAATATTCTAATAAGAATGTTATGTTAGCTGAGGTTGTTAAAGAACCTAATGTAGATGAAATTACAAATCAATATAAGGAACAATTAAAAAACTATGGAAAGAGAACTGAAACACAAGCACCTGCTAATTAGAGCAGAGGTACAAAACCCACCTAAGAATGAAGAAGAAACTATTTCTTGGATGAGAAAATTAATTAAAACAATTGATATGAATATACTTGCAGGTCCTTATTCTTCACAAGTTTCTAAGAAAGGAAACAAAGGATTAAGTGGTGTTGCTATTATAGATACATCACATATTAGTATTCATACTTGGGATGAACAACAACCTGCGTTAATTCAATTAGATGTTTATTCATGTAAAGAATTTAAGAAAGCAGATGTTATAGATTGTTTAGAAGAGTTTAAACCTATAACTGTTGAGTATAAATACTTCGATAGAGAAACTAATTTTATAGAGGTAAAATAATGAAGTGTTTTATTTGTAATGGTGATGTACTTTGGGGTAATGATTTTGATGCTGAAGATGTATATGACAATGATGAATATTTATTTGTAAGTAATTACAGTTGTAAAAATTGTAATGCTTCATATGAAGTTTGTCATGGAAAGAAAGAAAATGAATAGTAAAAAAATGAAACCTATAAGACGAAAAGCAAGATACATACTTGTTGAATGGCTACAGTCTTTGTTGTCTAAAGAAGAAGCTAGTAAGATTAATTATAAAAATGTATTTGATTTTATACCTAATCAAACTCATTACTATGATAGTCAACAACAATTTAGATTACAACCTTGGTCTTACAAATGGATAGTAAAGAAACTAAAAAGAAATTCAGAGTTGACAATAGATGATTTAAATGCTATGTTACAACCAACAGAAAAACAATTAAGAAGACAGGATAATATAATATAATGCCAAGTAAAGAAATGTTTAAAGGTGTTGCATATGACAGTTTAAATAAGCAAGTTGATGGCGACCACTATAAAGGTATGAAAATTCAACCTGCTCATTTTATAAATGAGAATCAATTATTATTTGCAGAAGGTAATGCAATTAAATATATTTGTAGACACTCTAAAAAAGGAAAACAAAAAGATATAGAAAAAGCAATTCACTATTTAGAAATGATATTGGAGAGAGACTATGACTAATGAATCACAGATAACACAATTAGAAAAAAGAGCAAGAGGTTTTCGCAGAATTATCTCAGCACTAAATGATTTACCTATGTATGGTATTAATCCACACTTAGATAAAATACTTCATGTTAAGATTGATGCATTAAAAGACCATCTTAAATTAAAGATAACAAGAAACAATAATAAGTTAAATGAAATGTATACTGAAAGTATAGATAGTTTAGCTGATGATGATGGACAACAAGGAGAAGTATCCCCTGTTGTTATAGAAGATATTCATGCTGTAGATAGGACATACGAAAATGACAAATAATATTGTAGGATTAAATGGTAAGAATATTAAACCACCTGAAAAAAAAGATGTATATAATTTAAGAGTATGTTTAATTGGCTCAGATGATATAGACATCAAAAGAGTAGAAACATTTGGTGTTGCTGAAGATGGTTTCTTTATGGTAAAGTCTTTAGACAATCCTAAGTTTCCTGTATTCATGACTAATCCTGTTAGAATTAGAACTATTGAAACCTATAAAGAAGGTACTAAACCTATGACTAAACTTAGAAGCGAGAAGAATGATGATGATTTTCTTGTTGACTTACTGAAAGAGAAGCATGAAAACCAATCGAAAACTTAAACAAAAGAAAAGAGTTAGAAGAAAAGAAGCACACCTCATGGGCTTCAAATTAATTATTAATAATCAAGGACAATTCATAACTGAATTATCTAAGTATCCTTTAGATAAAATACATCTTCATTTTAAAAAAGAAAATGCTGGAGTTATTAAAGCATTGTTAAGAGAGTGTAATGCTAAGTTTGATTTACTAACTGAAGACTTAGAAAAGATTGCTTCAGATGTTTCTTATAATTAAACCTGTTCACCTTTTTCATCAGCACACATAAATTTAATATACATTCTATACTCGTTAACATCTGCTGCTCCAATGTCTTCATTTTTTTTATAAGATTCTAAATAACCAGCCCCCATACATTCATAAAAATCATTATAAGTATTTATTTTTATAGGGTCAAGACAATTATTTGCTACACCTGAGCATAGAATCATAAATAAAGCTACCTTCATTATTTTAATATTAATGTTTTAATTGATTTTTGATTTAAATATACCTCTGTCTCAGCCATTGACTTGATACATTGATACTCTATATTATTACCAGTATTACTACGCATTGCAATTCTTTTTCCTTTCAAACATTTAGACATAGACTCTTGTATTCTATGTTCTTTTATCTCACCATTAACAATCATTAATAAAGCTATTACCATCTCAATCATTAGTGTCCTCCATTACCATTTGCTCTTACTTTGTCTTTTAATTCTTCGACATCTTCTAATGCTTTTTCTAATTGAGTTTTAAGAAATTCTATATTAACTTTATTAGTCATGTTTTGTTCTTGGTTCTTAATTAATTTTTCTACATCTTCAAACAAAGCTTCTATCAACATAAACTGTTCTTGGTCTGTTGGTTTCTGCTCTGATTTTTTAAGTAAGTCTGCTTGAAATAATTCTCTGGATGTTTCTAGACTGGTCAACCTCGCAGTTACTTCTGTATATGCAAACACCCCCATTGCTACAGCTACTACAATACCTATCATGTTTTTGATAGGCATACTTACATTTGTTTTCTCACTAACCTTCATTATATTCCTTGTAATCTAGGGTCTTTACTTGTTATATTTTTTACTGCTTTAGGTCTAGCTATAGAGTCTTTACTTCTTTTTCTTAGCTGTGCTATAGCAGATTCTTTCTGACTTTTTTCTTTTTTTATTTTTTGTAAGTCTCTAAATAAATTCATTTCTTTTTCCTTCTTTTATTTAATAACTTAACTCTAGAATGCCAACACCACTCTACCATTTTAATAACACCAGTCTCTATAAATGCTATTGAGTTATCTAAGAAACCACAAAATTTATATATTAATCTATCTATCATCTATATCCTGGTTCTAAAAAAAGTGCCATTAAGACAAGTAATATAATCAACATACCTGTAAAATAATAGTTCATAATGACACCTCATATATTAATTATATTAATACTCCTATTAATAAGCTTAGTATTGTTATTGTTATCATATTATTTCTTAACTAACGAACCACCAAAGTATAGTCCTATAATAGCTGATACTAAGTTAGTATCTAATGGTGTTATTACTAGACTATTAGATGATAGTGTTATCCATTTCATTATTTCTTTTTCTGGTAAGAATAAGAATGAAGGTTTAAATTCTAAATAACCTACAATCACACTTGTATCTGGTGATAGTACAGGCATTAGTTTAGGTAATAGTACTATAGCAAACACAGCAACTAATGCTATGATTCTTCTAGTCCATTGAAAACCTTTGTTGTCATATTCTCTTGCTTCTTTAAAAGCTTTAGTTTGTACTTCGGCTCTTTGTATAAGCATCTTTTGTTCTGCTTGTTTTGCTTTAATGCTTTGCGACCATATACTCATTACTCCTCCGAGTACTGTTGAGCCTAGCATTGTTATCATTTCAAATGGCATATTATTTATCTCCTTTTATTTTTTTAATAATTACTCCTGATGTTCCTATTTTATATTTACTAGGAATTTTTTCTACTTTAAATTTATCACCTAAGATACTTTTAATATATTCTTCTAATTCTTTTTGACTATATCCTTTTTGAAAAGTCTTCTTATCTCCCTTACCAAATATCCAACCATCATTAAATGGTGTAGCATTCTTAGAAGTTTGGGCTGCTTTAGTAACTTCATTACCTCTTGTTGTTATAACAGCCATACCTTTATTACTAATTAATTGTGATATTTGTCTAACAACATTTGCTCTTTCAATAGGGTCTTCAATTACATTTAATACATTGGCATTAACAACACCATCTTTAGATGCAAATCCTTCTTTAAATATAACATCATCTGCTGTTTTATAATCAGGTACTTTACCTTTTACTTTTATAATTTTTTCTACTGGAACAAAAGGTTCATGATTAGTTACAATTTTATTTGTAAATTCTTTTGAACCCAAACCTAAACCAGAACCAAAATCATGTACAGTTTTAACATTAGCATCATCAAATATTTTATTAACTTTTTTATATGTACCTACTGTAGTTGATATTGCTGTATCACCTCTTTTAACTGCAGCTTTTGATAGTCCTTTTGCTATAGCTTTACCTACTATACCACCTATATTTTTTTCTATTCTTTTAACTTTATCTTTAT